CTCAAATTCAAGTGTACTATTTACTGAAGTAACAGTAGCTTGCATACCTTGAATTGTTTTTCGTGTAGCTAACACTAAGTCATGCGAAAAAGAATTGTTAGTGGATCCATCAATGACAGATTCGGTTATATCGCCTGTCTCTACTTCCTCTTCACGTGCAACCATAATGGGTATATCAACATCTACTTTTGGAGAAGAATAATACCAATACGGCAAATACTTCCATCTAGTAGAACCTCTTATAGCTGCAAAAGCAACTCTAAAGAAAGATATATAACTGTGCCCAACATAATTATACCCAGTTGCAGTGCCGTCAAGATGAATCGTATCTCTAGCATAACCTGGCATCAGAGGATATATAGCATGTGGAATACGTGTCATTGCTGCTAATGTACCCGAACCAAATGAAATAGGTAAATAAAGAACATACCGTTTCAATAAAGTTCTTAGAGAATATATATCCTCTCCGATATACACATGAGATAAATCCGACATGTCACCCTTAACATCAAACGCAATTGAATGATCTACAGAATGAACAATTCTAGAATCGATAGGCTCAATTCCAGACTGAGGTACAACATATCGAATCTTTTGCACAGTGTCATCAGGTACATACACTCGAAAATCTTCACACGCACGAATTGAAACTAATATTCCAACTTCAGTATGTATATCATCTGTAGGGGCCGTTAATCTATTAACTACTCGCAAACTCAACACTCCGTTACCAACACGACCAGCATTAAATATATGCGCAGCTGTTATAGAATTAGTTCCAATCGGTCCAAAATCAGTGAAATGTGTACCATCCTCTGGTTTAAAACACTTAAGTATAGATCTATCTTGTGTATTTGATATACGAACAGAAAAAGTCCTATGTTCAGATATATCAACTATCTCTTGATAATTCACATTATATTCATGGGAAGTCACTGATTGAACAGGATCATATATGACAGCTAACCGACCCCTATGATAACTAGATGCAATGATTTCAAACCTATACTCCAAAGATCCGCTCCAATACTTAAATGGTAGAGATATTCCACCACAAGCAGTACATGTAAAGCTCGCTGTTGAGCCCACAAGTAATCCAGGATCAACGAGCATGTTTTGAACAATGTCACCCATTGCATCAGTCATACTCCATGGAAAAATCTTAACTATCGCAGGAACAGCGGCAATCTTGTTAATCACCATATCATCTTCACCAGTAGTTCCACAAACACGATTATCTACAGATATCTCTTGTTTGGGGTCTAATGTTAACTTAAAACATGTATCATGCCCAGAACAAGTAGCCATATCACCTAATGGCCTATTTAAAACTTTATCCGGATCTCCACTAGAAACTGGCTTAGAATAACCGAACATCTTAGCAACATCAGCACCAATGCTAGTTACCATTTCAGTAGCTTTGGCATATGGTGCAATTAGTGGAACATGTTTCAATGGATCCGC